TTCAAGTGTACCACTTAAAAATTCTGTAGCAGTATCTATAATATCAACCCCGTTTAATGTGGCGGAAAGCGGAGAAGTAAACTTAATTGTAGGTGCTTGAACACGAGCCTCGAAGGCTTTAATAATAAACGTTGTACCAAATGCTGAGAGACTAACATTTGACCCAGAAGCTAAAGGTATGAGTGTAGAATTAAACGGGTCATTTACGTTTGTACCGTATAATGTCTTATTAGTCAAATCAGGTAGATTAAAGTTAACAGCATTACCACCGTACCTATTGCCTATTACAGCAGATAAATCCGGATAAGTAGCGCCTGCTACTAAAGAACCGTCACATTTTAACCAACCATAAGGTATAAAGTCAGCTCCTGTTACAAAAGGCACTATAGTACCTGCAGGTATTTGATTTGCAGTAGTAGTTGGTACAGTACTCGTTATAACGGTAGGTAATCCCCACGATAGTTCATTATTAGTATTAGATATAAGAAAACTATCGTTTGTAGAGGGGGCTATAGATGGAAAATCATAATTAATCGAACTAATTTTAAGCTTAGAAGGTAAAGTTAAATAACTAGTTGCGTCAACTGTACGTTGTTTAATCTCATCAATATTAATACTACTACTTAAAGCTATTCTATTACTAGTGTCAAGTTCAATACTATTACCTAGTGCATCTGCTGTAAAATTACCAGCGGAAAGAGTACCTACAGTCACACGCTGCGTTGCGTCAATTACAATAGATGAATTACCAGAAACTAAGAGATTAGATATTGTTTCCCAATCAGCAATATCCGAACCATTATTCTGCTTAATACGTAGTAATGTATTATTATCACTATCAAACGCTAAATCATTTATTTCACCAGTCTCAACAGTAACATCTGGCCTACTACCTAAAAATTTAGTACCAATTAAATTACCCCCAACAGTAGTACCGTCTCCTATAAACAACCGCGTAGTATCAGAAGCATATCCCAATTCACCTTCATCTAAGGTTATATTTTTTCTATCTTCATTGGTACCTCTACGTACCAGTAGTTTTAAGAGTGTATTTTCTAGTATTTCAATTGAAGCCATGTTATATGTTAGTAGTTAAAAATTGGTATTGCGTATCTATCAAAAGTAGCACCATTATTTCGCGTACTACCAGATAGAGCTAATGTTAAAAATCCTGCTGAACTAAGAATAAGTGAGTTACCGTCTGAATCAGTAGTAGAGTAGGTTGTACCATTATGGGTAAGTCCTTCCGAAACTTGGTTAGGTGCACCTGTAAATAAGCCAGTTTCAATGGATGTCGCCTTAATTATATAGTTCGTGGCAATTGCTGATAAATTGGCACCGCCTGTAGCTAGACTACCCGTTAAATACCACGTTTGTGAGTTGTTAAAGGTACTATTTGAACCGTATTGTAATACATTACCGCCCGTTAAATTAGGCAATCTAAAGTCGGTATTGTCTATATTACCATAATTTGTACCTATAACGTCCCAAAGTTCTGGGTAATGGTCGCGTAATAAATAATGACCATTGCAGAGTAAATATCCATCAGGTACTTTACCTATAGCAGCAGCATGTGGTAATATAGCACCAACAGGTACAAAATCAGCTCCTGTTAAAGATGTTGCTGTTAAACAATCAAAGAAAGTAGAATCAGGTACACCATTTGCTACTCCGTATCCGTCTAATAAAATTCGAGACATTTCATATTCACCAGATACACTCTGCTCTCTAAGTGATAACCGGCTGCTAGTAAAGTCAAAATTATCGGAGTTTACACCAGATAAAATATTTTCAATTTGATTAGTAGTGTTGTTATAAAGTAACCCTTGCCCGAAGGTGTCATTTTTAAAAGAACTAAAAGCTACTGTATTAGATCTTACATTACTAGTTTGTAATTTATTATCACTAGTAAGCTCTAACCCGTCACCGACGTTTATAGTTATTTGAGTACCAGCTCCTCCAACTAATCCACCCGAGATAGCTGTTGTTGCTATTTCTCGCTTTGTAATAGAGCCCTCTGTAAGTGATAGTTTAGTTGAGGATAGCTCTAAAAAGTCTGTATTAAAATCTATAGCAATTGCACTACCATCCTTTTTTAACCCACTTCCAAAAGCAGATTCTTTTATATCATCAGCATCTAAAGAGCTCGTCTTAACAGTTAATGTATTTGTGGCTGTAAATTCGATATTTTCATTATCCGGTACAGATCCTATATACGACCAACCGGAAAGTGAAGAGTCATATGAGCTTGCAGTGAGAGTATAAAGTTTAGAGTTAGCATATCCTATATCTCCTCTTTGCGCACCGTCGACTGTTCCAAGACCGGATTCTAAATTAAAAATTCCGAAATTTTTATTACCAACAACGCTACCACCAGTTACAGATCCATCACCTACAAATAACCTTTTTGTATCTATAGTATACCCTAACTCCCCTTGATCTAATACTAATTGCTTACGTTGATCATCTGACCCACGTCTTACTTTTATCTTTACTATTGTAATATCTGGCATTGCTAAAATTTATTAAGATGTTCTCTGCCAAACGTATACTCCGAAGTAAGGTGGCATGTTATTATGATGTGGATCGCTACCACCCGTTAAATTCGTTTCTTTAACTCTATCTAAAGGGTTATTATTTTGATCGTCAAAAACTCCTAAATCTCTTTCGGACGAGCCTTTAATATTTACATCCTTTTTATTTAAATAATCAATTGTATGACTGTGTTCTGGTAGTTCATCTATAGTTAAGTGATGTCCATATTCACCAACACTATCTGAATTAGAACCCTCATTTATAGTCTCTTGATCGTTATTTATATCTAATCCAGTACCTACACCAGCTATATATCTGCCCTGTGATACTAATTCCCAAACCGTACCAGCAATTCTAGTACCTGGATTAACATTATCAGCTGTAAACTGTATTGAGTTTATAGGGAAAAAGGTCTCTAACGAAATATTTATATCTTTAACAACAACTTGATCTGTTGATACCTCTAATGGAGTTCTATTACCCAGACCGTCATATACGTATTCTAAGTCTTCAGTAAGTGAGTTAGCACTTAAATGAAGCAAAGATGTATACCTATCTGAGATAAATTGATTTTCTAAACTCGCCGACATATAATATATTTATGTTAGCTGCTAAGAATGCTATCGTAAATAGTTTTCTGAAGTTCAAATAATTTACTAAAAATTCTATTTATAGATAGATAGTTTACACTCTCGTTACTATGAAAGTAGAAGTTACGAGTATCTATTTCTAGTGGCGTGGGTATTTTAAAATCGTTAAACACTATACCGCCAGTATTTTCAACTCGTGAAGAAACAGTCCGGTTATCAAGTTGTGAAGTGGTACTTTGAGGATCAGTATCTCCGTACCTATTCAACTGTTCTTCACGTGACAAGTTTTGAAATTCCTCATACTCTTCTTTGGAAACTTCGTTCTCATTAATATAATACTTTGTTAATCCAACCCGCCCTACGATGTCAAAGTACTTTTCTATCCGTTCTGCATGAGACGCTGCTAAAAAGAAGCTGTATTCCCTTCTTGAAACTTCTATTGAGTCTGAGATGCCCTGGTAATCTACTCTACCTTCTGCTATATCAACCTCCATCTCTATACTAGGACCTAAACTAATAAAGAATCCTCCCTCCGGACCCGCAATTTCGCTAAATCCAAATAAGGTTTGGCTAATTGCCTCATCGCTGGGTGGCTCCCACGGAAGCACATCAACTCGTGAAGTTACACTCTGGCTAGTAGCACCTTGTGTATTAGAAGGTACTAAGATTCCGTACCTATTCAACTGTTCTTCACGTGACAAGTTTTGAAATTCCTCATACTCTTCTTTGGAAACTTCGTTCTCATTAATATAATAACGTTTTATTTCATCTGCTTTGGGTATTCTTGTAAAGTTGTTATAGATATTAATTGTATCTCTTAAAATATCTTGAATTAAAACATTTAGATTTACACCTAAGCTGGTTTCGCATATAGTATCAAAAATATTTGGATTAAAAAAGCTTTCCAAGTTAGCAGGAACTAAACTTATTCGTTTGTTATTGATGTTGTCAGTGGAGAAATAAAGTCTACCTATATTATGAAAATACTCATAAGTCTTATCATTAAACGTGTCTGTAAGAGTATTAAGTGTAGATATTTGATTTGACTCAAGGAGGTTAGTATTAAACTTCCAGCTATTTGTATTAAACTTAAACGGGGAATTGAAGAGAATATCTGGAGGTAATAATAAATTTATATTATTTAGGAGAGAAGTAACAGGTCTTGGATTAGTTATCATCCGTTCTGTTATATTACCATCATCTTTTAATGAAAATAAGTTACTATCATAATCTGAAAAGGATACATCTAAGTCTATTATAGAATTATCGTTATAATAAATTAATAGCCCTGTTGGATAGCGAGCATCGCCATTAATAACCGGATTCAAATTTATATAATCACTAGCGTAGTAAAAAGGTCCTTTTTCTACCTCTACATTAGTAATAGGATCACGAACTAATAAGGTAATTTCACGAGGCTCAGATAAGCTAAACGTACCTACAGCAAACTCATTTTCAAATAAAGGAAAGTAGTACCCTTCTGTTTGAGAAATTCCTAGTTGCTGGCTACTTTCCACCGTCGGTGTACCAAAAACAGTAAAAGCAGCATCCTTACTAGTAGCGGTTTTGTATTTTCTACTAACACTAACTCTTGGTATTATTTTAGGCACAGGAATTACACCATTTATTATAAATTCTGGTATATCTATAAAATAAGCGTTGTAACTTTGGGTATTGCTTAAAGGTTTAGCCACTATTAGTAGTAAATCATCCGTATATCTCGACTCTACTCTTACATATTCCGCATTATCTAAACTAGAAATAGGTATGGTAGCAAGAACTTCACTCGTGTTGTTTCGTGAAATCTCTAACTTAACAGTATACGGTGCTGTTTCTTCTATTACTTGTGCTACCTTATAATTTTTACCAAAACTTATATTATTATTGATAACTGTATGGTTTGAAGTTTTAATTTTATCTACTAACTTTAATCTTGTACACGCCCTGTAAATATCTCTATCATATATGTTTGTATAATTTAAATCATTGCTTTCTAACGTAGGTGAATATATTAAGCCGTTTGCTTTATCAACATCTAGCCTTTTTACACTAGCTAGGTCCTGTTGAATAGATGCATTTTTAATCTTTCCAATTTCCCCTGTAAAACTACCACTAAAGGCAATTGTTTTTGTACCTGTGAAGGCAGTATATATAAAACCATCTTCAAACGTCTCAACATATGCTTTTTTTGTATTATCTAATTCAAAAAGATCAGGAAACCTTCCCTTATCCGCACCTTTAAAAGGATCTATTTGGTACGGGGCGGTAAAGTCTTTTAATGTCGTTGTATCATCGTTTCTATCATCAATTGTTGTGGAAGATAAACCAAAAAACCCACCAAATGATGTTTCGTCTTTAAAATTAGACGTATCAAACGCGGAACTATTGTATACCTGCCCCAAACTAAAAAGAGAGAGATTATTTTCGTATAGTATATTAAAATTTTTCTTTAAAAAATCATTACTAAGGACATTTCTAGGTGAGTACTCTAAACTTTTTACTTTATTAGTGGTAGAAGTAGTTGGAGAGTTATCAAACTCACGCTTTTTGAGTATACTTCTCGATAAAAAATTATCTTTTGAACTTAATTCTCTAGCTAAAGAATTCTTAACACGACCTGTAAACGGTTTACCGTCGTCGATATTTACAAATCCACTATAATCTACACCGCTAAGGGTAAATGCGTTGCCAGAAGTATATTTAAAATAGTTTATCATTTAAAATTTTTAAAGTTTATTTTGTTTATTACTGTTGTAGCTGGTAAACTCTTTTGTATATCAGCTAACAAATTATTTTTTACTTGATTTAATATATCTAAATCAGTAATATTTAAATTATCAACGTTTATATCAACAACGTTAGATTTTGATTTTAAATTCGCTCCTAAAGTATTAAGAGTATTAATGTTGTCAGAATAATTTCTCATACCACAAGGTAGAGAGATATAGATATCATCTATCTTCTTCACATTTCTAGTATAAACAGTTACAATTTCATCTTCTAAAGATAATGGCTGTAAAGATAAAAATAAATTACTTATAGCGTTATTAGCAGTAACGTTTGATAAGAGAATATCCCCACTAAAATCTTGACTATTTAAATTTATATCTCCAAATAGTATTTGCTTATTTGTGTACTGAAATGTTAAAACGTTATATCTTAAAATTTCGATAGTATTTAAATATACTATACCAATACCAGTAAGATTATTGAAAGATACATATAGATCGTTATTGGTTAAGTTAGATAACGTAACTGTTTTACTAAAAGTCTCAAACAGATTAGTCGCATTATCAAAAAATTTAAATCTTAAGTTTAAATTTGTACCAACCTTTGCAATAGAAATGCCTGCATCTATCTCATTTATATGTGATTTTATAGAAAAATCATTACTAAAAAACTTAAACGCTAAGGTATAACCTCCATTAGTGTTAATAGTCCTATAGTAGTTAGGTGAACTCCTTTCTCGATTCTTTAAATCGCAATATTTCAATTGCATTTGTTCATCTACTTGCTCTATTTTCTTTATCCTTTCGTAAATATATTCCTTTTTAGGTTCAAAAGTAAGATCGCTTAATTTATCAAAAAATAATTTTGCATTAACAGAAGATTTTAAATTAGAATTACTTTCAATAAGATCTTCAATAACACCCTCATATGTAATATTGTAAATAGGCTTATTACCTAAAGCTGCAGCTTTAGACACTAAGTCTGGATAGTAATATCTATCCACCCATATTCCTGCTTCTCCTGGCATGCCTGATAGCCAAGTACATAAATATTGACCTTGTGTAGCAGGTAAATTGTCTAACTTTTTATATACCCTATCAGCAAAATAAGGGTAGGGAAATGCAAAAGAGCCTGACTCTACAAATTTTGTATCGTTAATGTTGAGTCTACCAAAAGGATTAAGAGATGAAGGAGCTGTAAAGGAAGTTGAACCAGGAGTTATTTTATAAGAAAGGTTGTAAGTTACAAAATTTAACTCTAAAGATGAATCTTCTTCAGCGTTAATATCGTTATGTATGGAAGTATAATTTCTTATTTTATCGTTAAACACTAGATCGTTATCAGAGCTAAGTAAATTATTAGAAGAAGTAAAGCTATCTGCGGTGTCAGCTATATTTTTTAAATTTATTACATTAAACTTACTATTATCTACACTACTATTTTTATAAAAAAGATAATTAGACTCTATATCAAACGAACTCTTGTTTTTATTTACTAAGTATTCAGTATCTGTATACTCAATAAACGAGGTATTAATAGGATCAGATACTAACGTGCTTTGATTAAAAATTATTTTAGCAGAGGTACCGTTAATATAAAAATAATTTACGTTTTCAAATTCATTTATAACCTGACCTACTAATTTATTCTTACGCTTTCTTATTATATACTTCTTACCACTCTTATTAACAAGAAATGTTAAATATTGTATACTACCTGCATTGGTTAGAATATACTCTATCTTTCTACTCTCTTTATTAAGTTTGTTTTTACTTACAAATATTACAGGTATTGTACCATCCTCTTCAGGATCATCAGTAGCTACAAGATAGAATTTTTTATTATCATTAATATATGATACAGAGCAGTAAAACCCATCTATAAATTCAATATTAAATAAGGTAGAGCTATCATCTTGTGTATTACTAAAACTAGTAGCTCCGAAGAAGTCTAAATTTATAAAGTTATCTGTATTTTTAAAATACTGAGATCTAATATCTTTAACAAACCTAAGATAGTTACCAGCACCATCACACTTCGCAAATTGTAGTGACGTATAAATTGAATTAGGTTTTAACTTATCTGATTTGAATTCAATAAATCTATCTAGAGTATTTAAATTAGTAAGATAGAAATCAGTATAGTTTTTATTTTTAAAGTCTACTGCTCCAGAAAGCGCTGTAATAAAATTGAAAGAAAAATCACCAGCATAAGTTCTACTAAACTGAGTTAAGTTGAGAGAGTCTATACACAAATCTTTTTCGTTAGATTTATATGTACTTAAACTTACAGTAGTTGAACTCATCACTATATATTTAAGCCATTATCTCTGTTTTAAAGAATCAAATTACTCAACAATAATAACTTCGGTACCATCTTTATTATCCACTATAACATTTTCATTATCACGCTCAACCTTTTGCAAATTCTCTCCCACGTCATTAACAATAAATGATGTAAAAGAATCTGCATTTGTGTTATTTGTTGTCTCAACAATATAGTTATCTATCTCAGTTCTTAGCTGTAGCGTGGTATCGTGATTGACGTTGTTAATTATCTTTACCCCCTCAAGCTTAACATCTCTTATATTCTCGTAATATCCTTCGGTTCGTATATCAATAGGAATGTTAAATTGTGTAATTTCGCCTGTAGTATATTGTACTCCAATTTTTAATGTTAATGATTTTACTAAACTGTTAGAAGATGGGTAGTAAATATGATTATAATTAGTATTGAGAAATGGCGGCGATACACCCTTTGTTATTTCCTCAATTATACTGTCAGTTCTGTAAGTTAAAAACGTCTTTATTTCAGGTTCGAAAATCTCTGACCCGTCACCCCAATCAATAACAATATAATATGGAAATACTTCTGAAAAAATGTTACTTAAATCTATAGATACTTCAGTTTGATCAAATAGATTAATAGTATTAAAATTAGAAGTTACTGATGTTGCATCAGTTGAAAGAGAAATATTGTAAGTATTCATAGTACCAAGGAGTTATTACTAACAGTTAAAGGATCGGAGCTTAAATTAAAGTTAAAGGAATCTAACGTATTAGTATTTTCAAACGTGAAAGTCTTATTATCGTAAACAGCCCGTACGTAGTCGTCTCTTACAAATGCTACGTTACTATTATTATCTATAAAAAAGTTATGACTAGCTATAACTGGCGACATGTTTTGATCTTTAACCAAATAACTCAAATTAAATACATCAACATCACCTCTATAAGTAATAATAGGTGTATCGACTTTATCATATAACACATCATACCCGGATAATATAAATCTATTTATATTACTACTAAGCTCCAAATTATTCTTTGGAAATATCTTAGTATTTTTATTTGTAGTATAACTATACTCGTATATTTCAGGATAGACAGAAAGTGTTTTAGTTTGGGTGGAATCCTGCTCTACGTTAAGCTTATAGTAATATACATTTAGATCTTTTTTAAATCTGTTACTTAATTTATCAAAATTATTCGTATTATAAGATAGTGAAATATTATCATTAAATGGGTCGTTAAATTTACCATTTTCAAATTTTAATTGCTCAATCACAAAAAAGCTACTCGTCTGTATAAATAGTGTATCATACATTAAATCAAAACTTAAAACTCTACTTGAAATATCGTTTGTAATAGTAGTACTATATTTTGATGTAAGGTACGGTAGTAAATTTAAAATTTCGCCACCTTCATTAGTTGCTGTATTTTTGACGTATATTTTACCTTGCAAGTTTTTAGTATTAAACTTATCAAATTTAGTAGACGTATTGTTTACTACTGTTGTTGACTGTAAAACAGTATCGTCATAAAAATAACTTTCAGGATCTAAATTATACTCGAAGTTTAATTTATCAGTAAATCTACCACCCTCGTAGCTACTATACAAATCATTTAAACTTGTAAGTTGAAGACTTATGGAGAAGTTACCGGTTAATCCTTCAGTAAACGTTGAGGTGTCATCTAATAACGCACGTTGTATAGAAGCACCACTTAAACTAGCAATACCTCCTTCTACGAGATCAGAATAATAAAATTGCTGCGATGTAGAAGAAAATGCGCTTAAATCTGAAGAAACAGGGTCTGGTAAAAACCCATAATCAGACCTCATAAAATATGCACCGTCTATAACACCAGCAGTATCGATATTTCTATTTAAAAAATCAACGTTAGTAGTGGTAGGTTCGATAAGCTCTTCATAGGGACAAAAATATCTAAAGAAAATATTATATGCAGAAGATGGAAAATAAGGCGATGTTCCACTAGCAGTTAATCCGTTAGTAAACGAAGATAGACCTGATCTCTTAGTTTCAGAAAAGGTAGATGTATCTACTGTGTTATAGTTAAAATTAAATCCCTCGTTGTATAAACTATCATAAAACTGATAACCATTTAATAAAAGATTTTTTATAGTAGGGGGATTTTTAACTGTTAAATTATCTCTAAATTGGTTATTATCTTTTACCAATCCGAAAATATTTCCAAATATATCCTTCTTACTATCATCTATATAACCTTGATCAAAAAGAAATGCTAAATCAGTATTTTCTGTTCTTTTGTCAAATTTAGAACTATACCCTATATAAGATGTATCCTCTTTATTAGTACTAGGCTGTAATTTAGCTACACCACTAGTAATATTTTTAAAGAAATCACTAGGCTCGATGTTAAAAACTAATATATTTTGATTATTAGTAAATACCTTCGGATCAGGAAATATAAAAAGACTATCAGGTTCGTATTGCTTACTTAATTCAAAATCAATAGCTGGTGCTTGTATGACATTTATACCCGTATTTGTAGGTTTAAAGAATCCAGCTTCTCGTTTAGTACTTATTTTATTAGCAAATACACTAGCTGTTGATGGGTATTGTTGATTTAAGAAATCACCATACGGCTGCTCTGCTTTTATAAGAATATCATATACATATTCACCTGATGAATTTGAAGAAATATAATAAAAATCGGTACCAATATACTTTTCTGTAAGGCTTCTCTTGTTATCGAAAATACTGTCTGCCTCTAAATATAACTTTAAAACATCGCTATACCCTTCGAATACCTCTAATACTAATTCGGAATTGCCAGCAAGAAAAATATTATCGGTAGGTAAATCATCTGGACTATAACTTAAAAAATGCTTTCCATATTCTGTTTCAACTGGCTCTTGATTGAAGTATGAAGTATAAACATCAAAGTATTCAGTCAAAGAAATACGTATATTATTTTTTATATTAGTAAAATTATAATCTATGGAACTACCTTCGCGATTATCGAGAAAATTAAGAACAGTACTGTAGGCGCTTTTAACTACATTAAAGTTGCTTGTTTTAGTTTTAACCCTATTTGACGTGTTATGTAACTTTACTCTCTCCAGTCTATAATACTCTATAATCTCTCTTAGCTTCTTACTAAAAAATGAAACAGCTATTGCTATATCATTATTATCGTCAAAATCGAGATACTGTAAAAACTTCTTTTCTGTTTTATTACTAAAGTTGATAGTAATTTCTTTTAAAAAGTCTCTATATCTATCAATTATAAGAGCGTTATTAGAGGAATTCTTATTATTGGTTTTTTTATTCCAGTTATTTAAATAAGTAGTATAATACTCTTGCAATGTATTCGGTTCATAATCTACTTTTACTACTTTTATAAATTCAATCAGGGAAAAAGCCTGGTTTCGATCTAAAGCATTAGAATACACTACATTACTATTAGTAATAGACTGTGGTACTTTAGGATAACCTTTTATTACATTTTCCATTAATATTATTTATTTTAGATTATAGATAAGCTACTGAACAATGAGTTGCGGATTGCTATATCCTCTATATTATTATCACCCTTAAAACTACTTAACGCTGTAGTTATGTCAAAAGTATTTAAAATATCTGAATAGTTTAAAATTCCATCATATATTGTTCCTTCAAAACCAGAAGTATATTCGTAAAATGTATAAAATTTAGATAAATCAGTCGAGATAAAATTATTAGGTAATACTAATGGCCATCCCCAGTCGTTGTTGAATTCACTCAACTTATATTGCAATGCATCTACTGCACAAATTGGCTGGTAGGTATTTAGAAGAGAGTAGTTATTGCTAAACTTTTCCAAAGCTACTATATCTATACCAGCAGTCACTGTGTATGAATAAGTATCAATTTCTGAGCCTAAATTCTTTCCATATTTATCTTTCGTCGTTATTCCCCTGTCGTTAAAATTTTCCTTAAATTTATTTGAAGTTCCTTTAAATTGATTATAATCAGTAGAAAATATGTCCATCAATCTTATTATCGCTGGGGGAAAGTTAAAGAGTGATTCATCATAAACGTTAACATCTTCATTTATTTGATTACTTATACTAATAAGACTGTTTAAATTACATGTGTCAATATTAACGTTGTTATCTACAAAATTAAAGATTTTTTCATTTAAAGTCTTACCAAGAGACGAATTATTCGAACTTAAATTACCAAAAATAGAACCTATAAAATCATCAAAGAGTATATTTTTATCTAACAAGATTTCCTGGAATCTTAAGCTTTTAAATATCTCTGTATAATCAATATCTTCATTAGTTTTTGCAAAATAGTAATAATCTTTAGGGTAAATACTAAAACTAACACTTTCACCGGTTAATAGAAAAGTTTCAGATGAGTTTGTAAACTCTGCACTAACACTTAGCGTAAAAGAATCAACGTCGGCACCTCCATCATCATATGTTAAACTTCCATAAAACCAATAGTCTGTGTCTATACCGGAAATAGTGCTATTTAAACTAGATATACTATAGTGGGATGTATTTACTTCTTGGTTATTGCTATCATATAATATACCTGAAATACTACCATTTAAAGATAAATCTTTAACAGTATAATTAGATATACTAGTAGGCTTTACAAAGAATGGTATAGGAGCCTTTTTAAACTGCACGGGGCTAATATCAAAAATTTGTGCCTCGTCGTCTCCCTCCTCTGTTAACCCATTATCATTAATAGTTAAAGAGCTTAAATTTGCAGATAAGGAAGTAGTGCCTACGTTAGCTGTTAAGGATATAGATAAATTATTATTATAATTATTAAGCGAATAATCTATTCTACTATTTTTACTAAAGATTTTATTTCTATCTTTAAATAAGTTAATAATTATCCTTTCACTTGCAAGTTGATCAGATAAAAAATAATATGATTCTCTACCTGATATACCTACGAATACACTATCAACATCTGTACTCTTAGCATCTACTATTTCGTTGCCAGACAGCTTTACATATATATTTGCACCACTAACACTTATAAACGGTATTTCATTATATTCATTTGCTGATAAATTTTCAATATATGACTTTTCGTAAAAAGAGTAATATTTTTGAAGGTGGTTAAACTTATACGGTGTAAGATCAAAATAGTTGGGTATAGTTAACCCGGATACAGTGTAGAATATATTAGTTCTTTCTTGGTAAAACGGAGCCTTGTTAGTTATAGTAATTGGTTTTGAAAATTCACCTGCTGATAGCGGTAGAATATTATCTTCTATCTCTACAGAAAAGGTATTTTCTATATAATCGTAGATATTTACGTTAGCTGAATAAGAGGCTAATAAAGCATTATTTTCACAATCATTAACTATCATTCTTACCTTATATTCCCCAGGCAAAGTGTAGGCGTGGCTTGCTGTTAACCCTGTACCTACAGTACCATCACCAAAGTCGAATAACGCTTCTAATTTATTTATATCTGAATAAAAATCAGTAGAAGGTAAATCCGCTTTAAAAGTTAACGGAGTAATATTGAGATTATAAGAAGAAAGAACATTTTCATTTTTATAATCCTGTACTTCGAATAGCGCATAAGTTGTATTTATATTACTCATCTATTACTACAATTTTACTAGATAAAGAATTAGGATTAATAAAGTATGGAAATTTAAAATAAGGTAGTGTTATGTTTTGATTTACTAACTCTATATCAGCAGTGGGGTAAAGAGGGTTGTATGATATAAGAGAAATACCTTTAAACGAAATATTCTCACTATTATTTCTAGTCTCTATTCTTTTAACGCCCTCTATACTTAAAAGGGTTGATGTTAGGGTGTTTAATTCTAATTCTTGTCCTAAAATATTTGATACTGGATCAAAGAAATTCAACATAGCAGCACTTACCTGAGACTTGAGCCTCTCACTGTTAATTTTATTTCTTGACTCTCTTACAACTACTAAAGTTGTATCTTTACTAATATCAAGAACTAGCTCACTTTGATTAGAAATACCTAAATCGAATGCCATATATATTGGATCTCTTGGCACTACTTCTTGTGAAAGGCTCTTCCTCTCATTAGCAGAATCTATGACAAGATTCTTAAGAGAGTTGCTTAAGAACTCCGGATAATCACCATCATTAGTTACAGTAAATCTCGGAACCATAAATATATTAACGTTGTTAAAATCACAACTATCTGCAAAATTTATTTGATTTATTAGAACTCTATTTGACTTATCCGGATCGACGCAAATATTGTAAAAGTATTGAATATATTCATTTATAAACGACTGGTTATTTACCACTTTTGAGTCAATAAGTATATTACTAAAGCTTTTATCCATAAAAGCTTCATAATCTTGTGTTGAAACTAGTCTTAATTGAGAGTTAAATACTCTTGGAGCGTTTTGTCTTATTTGATCGACTGTCTCTTCGTCAACCACTGGTGAGGAATTATTAGGATTATTAAACGTAAGCAGCGAACTATTAACTGTAGTTACAAACGTGGTAGAATTTTTATTGTTGTAAGTATCATTAAAAATCTTTCTTTGACGCGAACTATCATACACAAATAATTTATCACCGTTAATTGCGTTCTTACTTATAATACCACTTTGATTGTCAGATAAAATATAATTTACCGATACAATACTACCTTGAGTTAACATTTTACCTGAGACTCCATTACCAAATTTAATAACAAAGTGACCGTTTTCATTAAGTCTCTTTTCAAAAACTCTTTCATTTTTATCCGCAATGTAAAGACTATCAACTTCAACATACTCGTAATATAGCCCAGTTTCAACTTCCTTTACATATACACTTAGAGTATTATCAGCTATAAACCTACTATCATTATTATCTAATATATTATCTACTACTATATTTAAAGTTTCAAACTCACTTCCTTGAGCAGTGTAGTCTGGATACTCACCTACTGTACCTTGGTATAAAATAACGTTTTTGTTTAATACCTCTAAACTTTGCTCTTTAGCCTCTGATATAGTAAAGCTATAATCTTTATTAGTAGTATATTGTACGTTATCTACAAGAAAGTATGAATATTTTTTTATCGTGTAATTACCGGTCGCTAAGCCAGCCGCAGCTGTAGCGTTAATGGAGGCTAATGAAGTTTGTTTCCCTGATGGTTTGTAGCCGATAGTTTTAACTATCTTATTCATATTTTCATATAACGTCGCTTGGTCAAAAGAGACCTCCGTAGCGGTATTGTTAAGATAGAATAATAGAACGTGGTAAGAATACGCTACTATATCTATAATAGCAGCCAAATTACTACCTTCAAAATTTTGATCTGTAAACTTTTCATTTTCATTTAACCGTTTTACAATAAAATCTTTTAAGCTTACTGCATCAAAAGCCGCATACGCGTCTTGAGGTAAATTAAAATCCAGAAAATCGTTATTTTTATCAGCCATAATTTTTTAAATGAAGTTATATCCATTACTATTTAATACTGATCTAAGTGAAAGACCATATACATTAAGTGAAGGGACGTTTATTTGTAGTTGAATGTTATATTGTTGTTCATCTTCTAAGCCTTGTACCTCAACCTTTTCTAATTCAATTCTAGGCTCAAAGTCAGGTAGATTCTCTTCTATATCCTCTTGAATATCTTCTTCTGAAAATTCGTCAATAGGTTCAAATAGATATCTTCTTAGATCAATACCAAACTCCGGGTTAAGTATTTTTTCTCCAGGAGAGGTTAGAAGAGCGTTAGCGATACTATTTTTTATAGATTCCATATCATATAAACCAGCTACGTCTTTTAATTCTTCTTTCCTATTAAGTTGAGCGTTATATGAGTAAGAGTTTTTAACATCAAGAAATAGATCCTTGTAAAGATAATTTTGCTTAATAGCATTGTCCTCAGCCTTACTTACTGATACTGTATCTATCTTTATTAGAGCCATGTATATATTTAATGGCTACTTCTTTTTCCACTGCTGCCTCTTAGGACCTCTTTTATTATATTTTTTACCTTTAATTTTTTTACATGCAGCGTGAGTCGGTCTACATGCTGGGTATGAAGAACCTTTCTTACCGGCTTTCTTTCTTCCGCAAGGTCCTCCTGTTTTGCAGTTAACCCAACCCTTAAATTTCTTACCGGTCTTCTTATCTGTACGTGTTTTAAACCAGTCTCTTAAATTTTCTAATAACTGCTTTTGGGTCATTTTATATTACCTCCACGGTTAACGCATTTCTGAACATACCCAGATGCATAAGCAGAAGGCCATACATCATACTTACGCTTAGCTTTAGCCTGACACTTAGCGCGAGTCTTAGATACCTTCTTTTTTTCAGCGTCCTCTTCAGGTATCTCTTCATTCTCAGACTTCTTCTTACCACCTTTCATGTTAGCACACCAGTGATACATTTTACCTTTCTCACCACCATACTTCTTGGCTCTCTTACGAAGCTCAGTTACAGAACCCCTACAGCTAGCACCTGCACGCTTAACACGTCCAGGGCTACTCTCTGCATCCTCCTCATCAGAATGCTTTGTCTTATCTGTAAAAAATTCTTTAAACGTTTTCATTACCACTTTTTACATGACCAATACCTTGCTTTTGTTTTAGGTCCTGGATTGTCACAATTGTGTCTAGCTCTGAAAGACTTACGAGCTTTAGGATTACTCTTACGAATTTTCATAGTTTTTTCACCCCTACTTTTAGCCGATGTACCACCATGCCCGAAGTTAACCTTCCTAACATTACCAGATTTAGGATCCTTTACATACACTTTAAACTTCTTAACATCACCACGAGTTGGCTTATTAAGCGAAACCTTACGTCCTCTATATTCAGCATCTTCTTCAGGCTTCGAACCTCCAATTTCTTTACCATTAACTAAAATTCGCTGATATATCATCTTCATACGAGGTAAAACCTTCTCAAATTCTTCTAGGGAATCAAAATGTGAATAGCTTCTTGCTGTAACTCCACCGCGATGATTAAGCATTTGCGTCTCTACTTTAATAGGCTTACCGTCAGGAGCTTCCTTCGCTTCATTTAGAGATTGTAGGATACCCTTAACTAAATTGTTAAATTCCATATTATTATTTAATAGATTGCATAAATAATTGTATGGCCAAAGTAAAGAAGTTTGTTAATCTTTTTGAAAGTTACATGAAACGTTTTGAACGAGGTGGATTTCTCGTAGGTGATATTTTCAAGTTTAATGATAATTTTAAATCATCAGAAGAGTATAAGTGTTTAGGTACTAACGTACATGAACTATTAGACCAAATGGTAGATTCAGGATTACATGTACGTGTTGTAGGTATTAAAGATACAAGCCCTGCTCGTTACCCTGCTAATTCAGATACAACTTCACTTGATGTTGTTCTTGATATTGCTCTTGATAATGGAGGAGGTAGAATGACTCACTACTGTTCAGTACCTTGTTGCTTAGGACAACCAGTACAATACGCTCCTAACTTACCACCTATTCCAGATGCTATGAGACGTAACGATAAAGTTACTATTAAACCAGAAGAAGCAGAGGAAGATACAGATAATATTCAAAATAAAACTGATAGAGGTAATGGTGAACTTTCTAATACTGAAAGATCTTTACCAAAGACTAATACCGAAATACCTTGCGATCCTGTAACTCCATCACCAGCTGTTACTTCCTATACTCACAATTATCTTAAAGAACTTAGCTAAAATTTTAACTTTTAAATAAATAATATCATGAGACAAAGACACCTCGACACACTTTTATTAGAACAGGCATACCAAGCCACGAATCTAAAACAGCATATTCCTAATCTGACTATAGACCAGATACAGGTAGTATTAGAAAATGCTTCACCATCTGAATTAGAGGTTATAGAGGAATTTTTAGGCGGTATAAAAAATCTCGCAAAGGGAGCTAAAGAAGGTCTACAAAGAGCTGGTCAAGCTGTAAGTGGAGCTGTAAGTGGAGCTGGTGAAAAACTAGGTCGAGCTGCTCAAGGAGCTGGTCAAGCTATTAAAGCCGGAGCACAGCAAGCTGGTCAAAATGTAAAGGATATGTATCAGTCTGGTGAAGACGAAGCTGCTGCTGGTAAGCGTAAGAAACAACTTGCTGATCAACTTGGAAAATTAGAACAACTTTTCGCGCAGCATATTGAAGCATCACCTGCATCTAGATTAAAAGGTAAAAATCTTAATGAGCTGACTCTTGGTCAGCTTAAGCAGGCATTAGCTCAAACCGCTGGAAATAAGGAAAGAGCAGCAACAGCCGCTAGAGGTAAAGGTGTATTTGGTGGTGTAGGAGGTGCTGCGAAGGCAGGATTTAAGCAAGGATCTGCTCCCGCTACATCCGAACCCGCGGGCGGTGCTGCACCAGCACCAGCTTAACGCAAGGCGTTTTCAAGATTTATAAAACAAGCGAACGCGTTAATTTCTTTATCTACGACAAACGCGCTCTTGTAGAGATGATCAGCTATAATGGCTATCATCTCTTTCTTTTTCATATCGTCGATTTGTTTAAGATAGATATGATCTAGAAAGGTACCTAATAGAGTATCATAATCACCCTGAAAACGATCTTCATTTTCAATTAAATACTTACGTAGCTTAACAGTATCAGTAACTACTCCTTGGTATACTTTATCCAACAGCTCGTTATCAGTCCCAGTGTTACTAATACACAACTCTGAATCAATAACTGCTTTCTGGATTTCATTAATCGTTTTCCTGAGGTCCGGGAAGAATCTTTTGACCAGCTGTACGAATTTTTTCTTTTGTTCATCACTTATATTTACTTGCTCTGTTTTTAAAATATTATAACATCTCTTTACTGCTTGATCAATTACAGGTTTAAGGTCGAGAGATTGACACCTAGACTGAAGAGCTGGTATAATCTTATGCTTGTAGTTAGCTGTTAGTATGAATCTACAATACTTAGCAAAGGACTCCATAGTATTACGAAGCGCTGCTTGCGCTTGACCTGTAAGTCCATC